TGTCTCCTGAATTAGTAGCTATGTCTCCTGAATTAGTAGCTATGTCTCCTGAATTAGTAGCTATGTCTCCTGAATTAGTAGCTATGTCTCCTGAATTAGTAGCTATGTCTGCTTCGTTTTGAGTTACCCTTGGCTCTAATCCTACAGCAGTCTGTATGTCTTCTGTCGTAATACTAGGGCCAGCTATGGGATTTAATATTGCCCTATCGAGCTTAGACGCATTTTCTTGGCCAATAAAAGCTACTCTATCTAGTCCCTCTTCCACTGACTCAGCAGGAAAGGCTCCGTTAGCATAACTTACTGGTTGTATTTTAGGTGTGTTCCTGTATATAAAGATCTTGAAATCATTGGGAACAGGTGAGGTAGTGATAACATTTGTAGCTGGATAGGCTGATTCGTCTATTGTGTAATCTACGTTCAGCACAAAAGATTGTTTGATGGGGCTGTCTGCGTCTGAGTAATCCCAGAGTTCAACAGCTATAGAGAGGGTTTCTCCCTCAAGGTAGGTAAAGTTGACGCCAAATATGGTATCACTACCGTTCCCGTTATAAAATAATTCTACATTCGGATTACTAAAACTCATAGTTATTTCCTTATTCTTTCGCCTGTTCGCCAGTTATACTCTAAAAAATTTCTCTCGAGTGCCTTAAGTCCTATGTGAGTAGAAGGGAAAGCGTTTCTACTTACCCATTTACGCCCCGCCTTTATAGAATCTTTGGCTCCTGCCACCTTACCTAACTCAGATAAACTGCCCATACTTGGCCCAGCAACATAGCTTGTAAGGTTACTACTAGGATACTTAGACATAGCGGCAGTAGCGGCATCAGACAGCACTGGAGCAAATGAGGCTTTATTCATATAGTCAAGAAACATTTCCTTAGCTGAATCACCGCCCCTAGCAAATCTCTCAAAAGGATCATCCTTGTTAAATGCCTTAGCTTTAATATACTCAATACCCATATAAGATACAAAGCCTAACATAGCATATTCACCAACAAATCTTGTTGCCCCAGATACACCATTAGCTTGGTATGTTTTCATTAAGTTTTCTTTGTTGGATAGTAGTATCTGCCAAGCTGTTTCCTTAAACTGCATTGTTAGAGTTGCTATGATACGTAGCTCGTTCTCTGATCTTGACTTGAATAAGTGACGCTTCGCCTTAGCTGTTGGAGTAGGTGTCCCCTTCTGGACAGCATCATCAATATAGTTAGACATCTTTCTATGTAACTCACTTCTCTTTTTAGTAGCTGATCCGGCGTTACCACCAAATACTGATAGAGGCATTTCTAAAATGCTACTTGGTGTTATAGCCCCAAGTGAATCATGTTTATTTGCATGTTTACCAATTAGCTTCAAATCATCAGGCTTTATTTTGTATTCGTCCAAAGCTAATTTCTGTAAGTTATTTAAATTATCTACGTTATCAATCATCTTCTGAAATGACTTAGCTTGGAGAATACCATTAACCACCCTAGATATTTTTGTTTGGTATGGAACACCTGTCCACTTACTAGCTTCGTTGAAAACTTTGTTTACCCAATTATATCCAGAGTCGTAATCACCTTTATGTCCACCCATAGCAATGGCCATGTCGTTGAACCAGATATTTACATTAAGTGCCTCTCCTAGCTCACGCATCTTAGTTGGATTTGCCAAAAGCTCGGTAGAGCTAAATATAGCATCTACATAGCCTTTAATTTGGGATTCGCCAGTTCTTACATAATACATAGCCGCCGATGAATTAACGTCCCATAGAGCAGAGAATATTGAACTACCTAATTTAGAGAACGCTGATAGACCACGCATAAAGTTCACGCCCTTCTCCAGTAATGTAGCCGGAGCGTGTGGTGGAGCAACAACTTCTTTGTATGCTTTCTCAATCTTAGATAAGTTTCTCTCGATCTTCCCACGGGTGGACGTTCCCTGAAATTTCTTGGTGTATGCTTGCTTTAAATTTTGATGTGTGATTCCTGCTCTAGTACCAAGTATGCTCACATTGGCTACTGTCTTAGCACTTCTATCAATTTGATATTGCATAGATTCAGCTAGTGATTGTCCATTACCAAACTTCTGAGAGTAATTATATGAAGCAGTACCGTCTTTAAATATTAGTTTTCTACTCTTAAAGCTGTTTAGATAGTTCTTGCTTCCAGTGTCATCAACAGATGTAGCTCTCTGGCCATCTATTATACCGTCATACATCTTACCTAACACAGCTTTCTCTGTTCCCTCATGCACTACCTTACCGTTACCATCTAGTTTAGGTAGGGTTGCGTTGGTGAATGTTTCACTTTTATCTATGTTGTCCAGTATGTAGTTGATCCAAACTTCTTTAGACTTTGCTGGATTACCATCTACTACATTAAGCATCTTCTCGGCATTGTGGTTTTGAGAAACTAGGAAGTCTCTTCTATACCTAACGTCCATGCCAGCTAATCTCATGTCTTCGTAGATAACATTATTGGTGTCTTTAATTGCTTCGTAAGCAGCGACAGCATCAGGATCAGAGACAGATTCTTTATTGTTCGCTCTATTGTAGGCTTCTATATGTATAGCCTCATCTAACTCTCCCTTAGAGAATCTTTTAGATACGCCTCTATCATGTAATCGTGAGTACAGTACTTTTGAATAGTGGTTACTGTTAGTTCTATAGTGAGTTTCAATGGAGTTGTTGCCCTCATATAAATTAAGGAGTCCATCACTAGCATCCTTAAAGCTGGAGCTTACAATTAGTTCTTCTAGTAATCTTCTCTCTTTAATAATATTTGCCACGCCTTGCACAGCTCTTGTTCTACTATCTGCCTTAAAGTCGTCCAGTATTCCCTGAAATTCTTTACGCATAGAACCCCTATCTCCAACGTAATAAGTCATAAGATCTTGGATTTGTTCTTCTAGCTTCTCAAGTTCGCCTAATTCAAACTCACTTAGGTCTTTGGCTCCAGCTACCTTTATTGCACACTTACCCATTAATCTTCTCCTATCATGCAGTCTAGGGTGTCGTTATAGATGCCTTCTAGTTCTTCATCAGTCTTATTCATATATGCGTACTCTTCTGATTCTCCAGCAACGTCTTTAATATATGTCTCATCTTCACTATCAAGTAATGCTTGTGTAGAGCTATACTCTTCCTTTGTCATTGCCTCTGGAGCTTCCTTACCAACAGAAGAAGCCTTACCATCGTAATCTATATCTTCTTTAGGGTCATTCATCCTACCAAGTTCTGCCTTCTCAAGATCTTTGATAGGCTGTAAGTAATCATTAGCATTAATATGCTCAGGGTTAAATTCATCGGTAGCACCCATGACAGGTCTATCGAACATATCTCTGTTATAGTATATACCAAAGCCATCAGTAGATGCAGTCATACCATTACGTGGCTTAACATTACCTCTATTAACGTATAGGCTTTTCTTTGGCTTTAATTCAGGTGTAAATACCTCAGGCTTAAATAGGACTAGCAAGTTGTGTTCACTATTGCCAAGAGTTAGTGACTCTCCTTTGGCAGTATATCCGTTGTACCCTATGTCGTGTATTGCCTTATTGAAGAAGTCATCAATATCACCAATGTTATGTAGGTCAGCTTCATCTTGAGAAAGAACAAAATCCATAGCGTCCTTAAAATCATTAAAGCTACCTGAGTCATCTATCTCACGATTCAACCTGTTTAAGAACGTAGCCCTAGTTTCCTTGTTTGTATTAGGCGCACTATCATATAGATTCTTAATGGACTCTCGTATCTCTGCCTTAAAAATATCGAACTCATCGTAAGTCAATACACGGGACTTCTTACTTATCCTAGTTGAGAATATCTCACCAGAACGGCTATTATCTATTGGGTGAACTCTGTTATGAGCTACGTTACGCTTGTCTGTCAGAACTAACGTACCTGTACCTTGACCAGAGATTATGTCGAAATCATCCTCATCTAAGTATCTACCTAGAAAGAAATCTGTTTCATAGACATCGTTTGAATCTAATTCACCATACATATAGCTGGTTTGATCTGGTCTATCTCGGTAGACCTCAAGCTCCATTTTCTCTAATTCAAAATCAGAATTAGGATTCTTGTTATTAGCAACATTAAGCGTTGCATGGTTATGTGATTTTTCGAGTAGCTCATCAGCCTTACTTCCATGCTGTTTAATATTGTGTTTAACGACAATCTGAGCTTTTCTGATTGCAGGCACCTCCATAGCTGTACCAAGCACTCCACCTATCAAAGCTGATCCTACAAAGTTAGTAACTCTAGTAGTTAAATCAACCTCTCTATTAACAGCATCTTCACCTATTGGTACTAGAGCTTGGTCAATTAGAACAGAGTCAGCGGTACTAAGAACCATCTCTCTGGCAAATGCGTCGCCTACGGTCTTGCCCCTAACTACCTCTTTCATAGCTACTGTACCAAACTTAGTGACTCCTTTAGCTAGAGCCAATGACGTACCAACTGATACAAGTAGATTAGTGGGGTCACTAATACCTGCGCCAATGTTCCCTGCAAAGTTAGTAGCAGAACCAATAAGACCATAATCTTGCTGAACCCTCTCCATAGTAACTTCATTTGACCGCCTATATAGGTTCTCTCTTAAAACATTTTCTGCGTGTTCGTCAGATATTAGTTGGTCGCCATCTTTGAAAGCATAGTCAGTATTCTTTAAATTATATTTTTCGTTAGCCTCAACAGGACTCATGTACTGTTTACCAGACTTAGAGATCAACCAGTTGTCTAAAGAATTAGTAGGGCCAGCCTTCCAACCTTCACTTAGACCTGTCTGTAGAGCATCAAGTAAACTTGTACTTAGTTCAAACTCATCTCCATCTTGATCTGAATATCTATCGAAATCTGCCTCAGTCCAAGCCATTATTTTTTATCCTTCGGAACTATCTCTACTCGTCCACGGGCACCAACAGTTTCAATATGCTTCTTAAATCTCGCACGATCTTCCATATCCTGAGTTACCTTAGCAGGGTAGAACTCGTCCATATCCATAACAAGGTCATCAGTCTCACCAGAAAAAGTCACCATTGGTATTGGTATGGGTGCATGATTCTTAGGATTTATGTAGAATACAGATACGTTAGGCTTGTCTTTGTGTGGAGCAACCATGATGTCATCTTCATCCATCTTACGTATAAACATCTCATGGGCAATGTCGTACCCATCTTTAATATTTGCTTTAGAAGCATCTCCTGAGATAGCCGAATATTTACCTAGTATGGAGCTTTTACCAGCTAACTTCTCTAATGCCGCAAAATCAATCTTAGTTCCAGTTCTATTAAAATGTTTGAGGCTTTTTAAATCTTTTGCAGCACTATCTACATCTTTTTGCTCCGGCCTAAACTTTTGAATGAATTTTTTATCTAGTAATATAGTAGATCCGCCACCTTTACCTAACAGGAACTCAGAATTAAAATCTGCTTTAGCTTGGTCATATGCCTCATCCTCAGATAGATTCATATTTGCTATAAGTCCAATAGTTCTACCCATAATGGCTTGCTTCATACCAGTGTATAGGTGCATGTTTTCGCCCTTACGTCCTTGGTACAGGCCATCAAAACCATCACTAACAAACTTAGCCGCTATATTTGATTCTACTTTCTTAACACTATCGAACTTCACTATATTACCGCCGATCTTATCTTGAATGATATTGAGGTTATTTGAGTAATTATTGTAATCACTCATCATCTCGCCAACCATATTTTTGTCACTTACTCTAAGAGCAATTAATGTAATAGGTGGTAATCCCTTACCTCTACCTTTAGCAATTGCTTCACGGGCAATTCTATGAGCGAACTGACCACCTTGAAGTTTTAGATTCTCAATGAACTGTAGTCTAGCTCCACCACTTGTATCATGTGCGTTCTTCCATTCTTTAGTGAATGTATCAGTCATCTCGTCTGTAACTATCGTTATATCTTCGTCAGCTTTACCAGCGTCTTTCTGGTACTTAACATTTCCAGATACAGCCATACTCTGACGCTGACTCTCACCACTTAGTAACTCATTTGGATAAGCTGAGTTCTCAACCTGAGTGTAGGTAGTAGCTCCGTCTGACTGTAGTTTAGATTTAAAAGCTCCGATTGAATTTTTTGCGTGTCTCTTAATTGATTGTTTTATTTTCTCAACGCCTACGTCTTTCTTAGCTAAATTTGTGTTTCCAATGCCTTTCTTTAAAAAGTTGTTTATCTGTGTGTCTATGAAGTTATCAAACTGTTCAATATTAGCTTTAGGTACTTCTAGTGCTGCTAGAGCCGCCATCTGAGATCCTATTAGCATCCCCATTGAATCAGCTCTCGCATCCTTAGATTCAAGTGAAGTTCGTGGCTCAGTGAATATACTCTCCGCAGTCTTCTTCCAATCAGCTATGTTTTCTTTGATTGCTTGAGGGTTATGTGCATGGCTACTGAGAGTTTTAATATCAGCTCTAGTCTTTTCAATTCTAGCCAATCTAGTTCTAGCGGCAGCACTATCAATCTTTCCATACATTGCTATCTTCTGAGCCTCTGGTAGTTTATCGGCCCATTCTTTAGCCGATTTTACTGCCGCTATTTCAGCAGCTGTGTTAGGACTATTTCTAGTTACGTACTCACCACCACTCAAAGCTATCTTATGTTCCATGTTTATGTACTGTTCCGCTGTTGCCTTTTCACCAAGTATTGAAGCAGTAGCAGTTAATCTGTAGCCGTACTCTTTTATGAGAGAGTTTAACTCTTCCTTAGATGCACCAGCATTACGTTTTTCAACTATTGCATTTTGAGCAGCAGTATCTTGCTTAAGAGTGAAATCGTTTATTTGAGTAGCCTCAGCAATTTTAATTTCGTTCTGAGCTTTCTGTAGTCTAGGTAATACGTAACGTGTATATGCTTTCTTAGCTATATGATTATCGTCTTCAAGTAATGATGATACACGGGCTTGGAATTTATCAGAGATCTCACCGAACTCTTTAGATATCATCCTCTGCCCCTTTGGGTCATCAGTAATGGTTCTACCATTAACAGAGTTCTTCTCTATGTATTCTTTCCTAGCTTCTACATCTTTAGAAAACAGATCATCTATCTCTGTTACTAATGTAAGAGCCTTAGATGTTTCTTCAGCAGTCTCCATCTTGTTAGCTATATCAACGAACTGACCACCCAACTTCCTAATGCTTTTTGTATCAGGTGCTTGTATTCGTCCACCTGATTGATTCCCAACTCGAACGCTAGGGTCAGTACGGAATTGAGCTTCTGGTATCCTTGGCATTATTTAACTCCTGCTAACAAAGCAGACTTTCCGATATTCAAAAGAGTTTCTACAGGAGCATACTTAGCTCTCATTTTACTAAGAGCTTTCTCAACTTCCATAGCACCGATCTCAAAATCAGCTTCTCTCTGACGTACCTTAGCTGCTTCCATTCCCTGCATAGCTGTCTCAGTAACAACATCTATGGCAGATCCCTCTAACTTAACACCAGATTTGATGAAGGCTGTTTTCTGTATAGCCTGTACTTTTTCACTGGTTGATGCAAGATTAGCTAATATACTATCTGATCGACTAGCTATCTCGTTTTGTCTCTTGTCTATGGCCTGCATACTTAATGTATTATTTGCCCACTTATTATAACCTTCGGCTATATCAGCTCCGATTAAAGATGCGGCGGCGGCGGCCCTATAGTCCTCTGGACTATCAACTAATCCTTCCAGATACTTCTTCTTTAATATTTCGTCATCAATGTTAGCTAAGAGGGCTTGTGTTCTTAAAGTATTTTTAGCCATCGTTACTCAACCCCCTTAGAGCAAGAGAAGATATGTAACACCCCTCTGCCTTATTATTCTGTATGTGTACTATATGCTCAAACTCAGGACTTCCGGTAACTTCCATCTGGTGACTACCTGTATAAAGATCGCCATTATCTAAAATGACCTCTTCTGAGTTATATCCGTCAGTACTCAGCCTAAAGCTCCGTGTGTTATATACACGAACTCTAGCTCTATCAACTCGCTTAATTCCAAGCTGTGCTGATCCCCACTGTTGTCCAGCTTCGATAGGAGTAGTCGCAATGTGGAAGTCATATGTTTGTCCGTATGATACCTCTGTAAAAGGAATACCTAAATCGTATGTTGCAGAGCCATCTGCTGTAAAGGTTAATTCTTCTATTTCGCCAAAAGCTTGTCTACCGAACACAGTTACCTCTTGACCTATATCAAATTGTGCTATCGGAATTACCTGAACATCTCTAGTAAAATTTGGGAATACTAAGTCATCTAAGAAAAACTTTATCCCTACATCTGTTATATCTATATAAATATTTGATTGTGCATCAGCTAACGATATAGCTATTCTAAAACCAATCTTATCGTCGTCCTTATATGGAATAACGTAATAATCAGTGTTTAGAGAAATGTTAAGTCCTGTGAACACTGATGATTCAGAGCTTGAAAAACTTACCTTGTCGCCAATTTTTAACTCAGAGTAGTTGGAATGAAAGTAATCATTAATAGTATCTAGTAAAGATACAGAGAACTCAGCGTCTAGCTCGATAGGATTAACTGTATCGAGATATCTAAAGTTATCCATGTGTGTAATCTTGTCTTGTATTGCGTTCATATTACTGCTGGTAACTGCTATATCCTCTACAGTTATCTTATCGAGATAAAGCCCACCATCTCTCTGCACAGTAACAGACATGTAGCTATTGCCATTATCTCTAATTACGTAGGCTACATCTTTAACGAGGCCATCAATCTCCTGCTCAGTAAAAGCGGCGGTTTGTGTCTCTTCATTCGCAGTAAGTGTAATTAACCTACCGGAATCAGTTACCATGAAATTTATATTTATTTCTTCGTGCCACTCCATCTCCTTAATTTTATCGTTCTCTAATAAGTCAGGATTTAGGATAGTTAGTTCCTTTGAGATAAAAGATCCGTTCTCCTGAGAGTACTTAAATAAGTGTACTTGCTGGCGGCTACGACTAGCAAAAAGCACAGTATTACCAAATACCAATGACAGTTCACTAGCCGAGCCATGAGATGTGTGCGGTCTAGCCGAAAAATTTTTCTGTGATAAGGCACCGTTATTACCAGAGATAATAAACTCCTGCTTATTTGTTCCTACTATGAAGTTAGATGCTGACTCCATAAATGTTATTTCTGTTGCGCCCTTTGTCGCTAACGAGAAACTGTATGGATCTGTCTCAAGGATATCTCCACTATACGGAAGCTCTGTCTTCAATGAAAGTGTGGTTTGGTTAGTGGTGTTAACTACAAATACAGCATCGGTTCCTGTCAGTCTTCTGTTCAAAAAGAAGAATGGGTTATTAGTACGAGATCCCCAAAGTGTTACAGGTTTAGCTGTGTTAGAAGAAAACACTAAACGACCCTCATCTACTGATGCGTGTTTTGGATATCCTCTACCAGAACTCCATATTGAATGTGACCATTCGTCAAACCACTCTGATGTAGTGCTTGCGGCTCCGTATCCAGCCATCTGTCCCCCTAGTATAATTGGGAAAAAGTTAGCTAGTGAATCAATAGGTGATCCAATTGTTCCTGAATAATAGAAGAAACTCTTTACAGTAGCTTGTGTTGTGTTAGTAAAACTAAGTATTTTATATAGTCCTGTTGAAATTCTTGGGCTTCTGGCTACGTAGGTTATACCTGTGATCATAACCCAATCACCTACCTCGAATTTTGTTTGTATGTTCCAGCCATCACTTTCGAGTGTATTCGCTCCTTCGGAGGCATCTACATTTAATAGACGTAATTTCTTATCTATATCTATATTAGTGTCTGATTGTGGATAAGAGTACGGTGAGTCTTCTAGGAAACTGATCTCTTCTACAACTACTTTACCAGCATTATTCACAGCTAGCTGTACGTATGTAGGTAGTGAAGTACCCTCAGCATTTACTATAACAAAGTATTGCTCGTAAGGAATTACACTAAAAGAACCAACAGAGCCAATAATATCGAAATAATCAGTAAGGGCATTTCCTCTGGAATCATATAGCCTCCAATAAGAAGATGTGGGATATGTTGCTGGTTGAGAAAACACTAGGTATACAGACTTCTCTGTATTAACTTCTAGTGACTCTACTTGAACAGTTTGGTTGTCTGGGAACTGCATAACAGATTGGAGTCCACCTCTCTTGTATCCTCCGCCTTGTTTTGCAACAAAAGCATTTTTACCAATGCTAAGACCCTCTGGCCGTTCCCTAATATCGGTACGCCCAAAAAGTTTCTTGGATAAAACACCTGCTTTAAAACTATTAACATTTGTTACAAACTTCATTCGTAATATAGTCCCCCTCTACCAGCAACACGGGAGTCAGTCCACTGATCGAATTGATAGTTTTGTGGACTTATCTCTTGAGAGTTAAATGATCTAGCTTGTGAAGTCCAGAACTCACACTCATCAAGGAGAGATTGTTTTAGAGTATTACTCTGTGTGATTGCGTAGCAGAGATCGGCAGCTAGGGCACAAGCCAAAGCCTCCTTAAAGTTTTCATCGTAATATGCTTCCGGTACTTCCTTAGAGATATATGTCAAATCAACAGACTCTAATCCAGTAAGGATATACCTTTGCTCAATTGTATAATTATACTTTGAATTGATACCAACTACTCTAATGCAGTCGAGTGGTTGAAGAAATGCGTTCTCGTCACCAAACTCAAAGCTAGGGTCTACAGTAGAAAGAGTTGCTCTCTTAATTGCAAACGTCCAAAGATGAGATCGAAGAACACGATTAACAATTTTAGGGTATTGCTCTTGGCAAAGCCTAGCTCTCTTATTGTCATCAGTGAGAGCGTTAATTCTTTCAGACCCAAGTTTGATTAGGGCTGAATTACAGATATCGACAGTAACCGACATTTTTCCTCCAATGTAAAAGAGGGAGGCCTAAACCTCCCTCAATTATAACCGATTAAGTTGAGGAACGAAACTTAATCGAGCAGATACTCAACCCAAATAGATCCCGAAGCAGCAGCATCGACATCTAGGGTACAGATCAAGTCTTGTTCCGAAGACAGTTTGTCCCCAATAGCTACATTGAATACAGGTGCAGTACCCGTTCCAATGGAGCTTATTGCAAGAATCCTAGCTCCTGACTGTATCTTACCGAAGTAAACGTCGTCAGATCCAGCAGCTCCAGAGAATGAATCGAAAGAGGCCTTAACCTTTCCGCCCATCTCTCCGATAGCACCTTGCTCAGAGGGAACATTGATAAATTCTTTTTGGTAGTTACTTCCAAATACATCAGCCATTGTTCACTCCTTATTCAGCCGTGATAATTTCACAGAATTTTGATTCTTCTAAACGAGCAGCACCCATACTCATTGAAGCATAAACTTGCTTCGAGTAGTGCTTCTGAGGTAGCTCGTCGATTCTACCCTTAACATCACTTCCTAGTGCAAGTAGAAGTCCTGAGCTTGCGAAAGCAAAACATCTTCTTGAACCTGCGGCTAGTGAATCACCACCTGCTCCAACAGAACCATTAGAAGCATCGAAAGCTTGAACAGCAGTTGTTACTGGCAATCTTTCAAGTCTGATGAATTTGAATCCCATAAAAGAATCAACTTCACCATTAACTAATGCTCTAACTGTGTTGTAGTCAGCATTTACTAATTCAGTCTCACCAAGTAAATTATCAATTTGCTCAGCTTGACATACGATATAGAGAGGTTCCATATCAACTTCATTTTGGTGGAATTTCTTTTTGATAGCTCTCAGAGTTCTTACATTAAGACCTGATTGAGAACCACCAGAGAAAGCACCGACCTTCTGTGAATCTGGAAGGATTACAGGAGTTCCACCCTCTTTACCTGAGTAAGAAGTTCCTAAAGCACCAGAAATCAAGATGTCGTCCATCTTTCTACCCATAGCCATCATAGCTGCTTTAGCATACTGAGACTCTGGATCGTGGATAAGTCTTAGCTTATCCTCTTTATCGACAAGATCAGCCCAGAAATAATCATTCATGGTCACTCGTCTTCTCCCGTGAGGGGTTTCTTGGTAAGTAGTATCGCTGTGTCTACCGACCTTTTCTTGGGCAGTTACAGGCCCATAGTAATCGAAGAAGCCTTCTTCTCCATTTAATGTTTCAGTTCTAGCAAGCCCTCTTAACCGTGAACCCTTTTGTTGTGAAAGGTGCCACACGTTAGAGCTGAATTGCTTCACCATATGTTCTGTTACGAAACTAGACATATATTGCTCCTAATTAAAGTTTTTATAGATTTTTTACCGAATGATTATCCACGAAAAGCGGGTCGCTCTAGGCTCTCCTAAAAGGCGGGGTCTGACAAAGATTGTCCCAAGAGAGCCTTATTGAAATAATATACTAAAGAGAGGCTGTGTCAAGCCCCTTTTGATCCACCAATTACTTGAAACATCTTATTAACTTCGTCAACTACACGCTTATGGTCAGGGTGTGATGAGTTATAATAAGCTCCATTGAAGTCTGCCATATGTGCATTAGCCTTTTCTTGGGCTTCGGCAGGTGACATAGCGTAGGCAGGTTTACCTTGTTCCTCGAACGAATCTTCCTTAAGAAAGTTTTCTCCGATTTTAGCAAAAGCATTGATTAGATTAGGGTCATTACCTAGGCCTGACTCATTCAGATAGTTCTTAAGATCTTCACCACCAAACTCATTTACGGCTGCTTTGGCCTTGAATAAGTTCTGATCGAAGGCTTCTCCCCATTCTTCTTTGAGTCCAGAAATCCCTTCCTCAACTTTACTTTGCTGGGTTTCCTGCATGTCTTGGTACTGTGTGTTTGTTTTACTATTAACAAAATCAAATAGAGCCTGAGCTTGAGAAGGTAAAACTTTATTCTCGTAGGCCATCTGCTTAAACTCATTATAGAAATCGTCTTGTAGAATCGAATCCTCTCCTCTATCGACTTCATATGAATCAAACTCAGAAGGTAATCCCAACTTGTGGTAGAGGCTGAGCCATTCTTCGTTTGTACTATTTTTATTTGGTAAGACAACTTTATCAGCTCCCATTTTCTTTTGTGCGTGAACGTACGATTTCAATAGAGATGGTACGTCTTGAATAGCTTTTAAAGACGGATCACCTAAAATATCTGATCCTAGAGCGTCTATTCCTTCAATACCAGTAACCCATTCTGGTGATAGACTTTGATTAGATGTATTATCTGCTCCTTGGTCAGTACTACCCGTGCTGCCTGCGCTTCCTGCATCGCCAATATTAGATGCGCCAGTGTTGCTGGCTGCCATTCCCGATCCAGTATCAACGCTCCCACTTCCTTGTGATCCTCCAACGTCGCCTCCTAATGCTGTATTACTCATAATGTTCCTCCTCAGTTTCCATGCGCTCAATCATCTTGTCTAACGCATCAATATTAGTATTACATGTTTTTAAGATTCGTAACACAACACTTCTTGCGCCTTCATTAAACGCAGTCTCATGTGGGTTACTATCCATTGTTGATGTAGTCATGTGACATGATTTAAATAGATCGTTAAGAATTAACTTCCCATCGGAGCTATCGAAGGTACGTTTGTACGCAAGGATAGTCTCCTTCATCTTTTTTGATTTAAACATTTGTTCCTCTACTGTTGCTGACTATTAGATATTTTCTGTGCTGTATCAGCCATTACATTATCTTGTTGAGCCTGCATCATGTCAACTTGCTGTTGGGCTTGTGCGCCTCTAGCTTCCTGAACATCATCCTCAGTTCTCAGCATTTCCTCTGGAAGACCAAAGATTTTAGCGTGATGTCTAAGTACCTGATCTCCGTCGATATTATCAAATATTTGAGGCTGTGCCTCGATGATCGGAGCAATAGACTGCACTACTCTTGTGAAAGTATCTGCTTCACTTGCACGTTGAGCTTTTGAGATCTGAGACACATAGGTTACTTCTAAGTCACCAGACTTAATAGCTTCCGGTAGTGGCCCGAACATTTGTTTTCTGAGCATTATTCCAAACACTCTATCAATAATTGGTTTCAGTAGTTCATTGTTTAAGCGTCCAAGAATAGGCCCCATCATCCGTAGCTTTTCTTCTGTCCTCTGCATAACTTCTGTAGCAGTCATTTGAGGCCCATCTTGTAGCTGTAGTTGGTCGATGAAGAACGCTTGCCGTACTCTAATTCGTATCTGCTCAATCATATCAGCATTAATGTCCACCCTTGCATTATGTACAAGTGGCTCAATTCTATCCTTCGTTCCTGCTCGATAGATATTAGTACCGCCTGGCACAGTGCGTAAAGGAAGTAAGAATCCATTATCAGGCACCATAAGTGGTGGATCTGCTGCTTTTTGTGCTGCACGTATAGCAGTTCTCATCATTTGATTAAGCATTTTAATATCAGGTAGAGCCTTCATTGCCGGACATCTTCCGTAAATCTCTCCAGATATTTTAGTCCATCTTGGGACAGCAAACGGTTTCTCGTTGAAAGAAGATTCCTTCAAGAGAATAGGTTTATCTTTCAGTGCATGGTATGAGGCATATCTTTCCGTCTTTGGGATAGGCTCAACAGCATGTATGATACAATGTCTTACAGTTGGGTCTTCTTCGTAAAGCCGCTTAAATTCTGGATCTTCGAGAATATCCTCACCGAAAGCCATAACGATTTGCCTAAGATCGTATTCATATTCACGGTAAACAGTATCAATCTGCCCTTTAGCGTTTTCCTGCACGTAACTTTCATATATTGGTCTTGAGTAAAAGCGAATAACGTCGTCTTTGTCCTCGTCCATAAATAAGGTATTCGTACCAATACCACCGAGGTCTTGATATGTTTCATGTATCTCCTCTTGAAAATTAGTATTGTTTAACTGCTTAATCATTTTGACCACAGCATCCTGTAGCCATTGCCTTACTTCTTTATTTGCGTCTGCTTCTTTATCACCTGTGCTAAGACCGAACCAAACAGAAGAAGGGTTTGTAAGCATACTATGTAGAGCAGAAGCAAGAAGCTCATTAGAATGGATAGATGTAGAGTCGTAAAGTTTATTGTGCTTATCTTCTCCAACAGTTGGGTGTCCATATACATTGTCCTTTCTAGGTAGGCAGTACTGAGCTAGTTGTTCCCAATATGTGTCCCAATTTGTCCTCATTGACTTAAGCTTTTCGTGCTTTCTAACGATAGCCTTAGCCTTAGACGGATCACCTTTAATCTCAGATATGTGCATATTAACTTCCTAGTAGTGATCGAGTTTGGGTGCTTGATGTAAGGATTGTTCCTTGTTCAGATACCTTAGATGCTCTACTGGCAGCTCCACCTAAAGCAGTTCCTTGAATAGCTCCTTGCGCTTCTCTCCTAGATGTCTGTTGCTCTCTTACAAGCTCAGCTTGATTAGCCGAAGCAGAACTAGCCGCTTGTGCATTAGCACTATTAGCAGCCGACATCATTTGATCTTGTTGATAAATGGCAAAGCCAGCTTGAATTGCTGCAATAGCTATCAGTCCCCAAGGCATTTAACCTCCCAATTCATCGTAATCCTGTATGATAGTAACAGGTATATCTCTCATGTTAAACTTATTCTCTGGTAGTTGCAACTCAAGCCCAACCATTCTGAACGCATCAGCACCGTTAGATGCCCAATTATGCAGGGGTTTATCCACAAACATCTGGTTCTTTGAGTCGTATTTTCTCTGGTAGTTACGTAAAGCCTCGATACCTCGTTTACATTTCTCAGCGTGGAACCATACGTCTTTCTGTAGTATTACTCTACAGGCATTTATCCCATCTGCAACTGCTTGTCTTGGAATAACATATGTCCTGATACCGAAGTCAAGTAATGTTTCTTGTCTGGATTTTCCAGTACCTAGCTCTCTTGCTGCTCCATCGTGTGGGATATTGTGGGTATCGTAGATATATGGTCTATTCTTTATCTCTCTAGCATACCACTCTAGTCCGACACCAGCGTTCTCAATGTAGTCAATGAATCGAATCTCTTTTCCAACTTGCTGAACAAACCAAATCGCAGTAGAGTCAGAAATACCAAGATCCCAATAGGTACTAACTGCCACATTAGGATCGTATTCAAAAGTTGTGAGTCTTCCTTTCTTTTCAAGCGCATGGATATATTTACCGTAGTATGCTCCCAATAGAGCGGCTGAGAATGAACATTCAAATTCCTGTTCATATTCTTCTTCACTCATTGTAGCACGGGCTTCTTCCAATTCTTCTCCATCGACAACACCTGTCTCAGAAGCCTTATACATTGCATGATACCAATCTTTTCCTTCTGAAACTAAATCCATAGCGGCATGGTAGACATTATAAAAATGGTTTTGTCCTTTAGGAGTACCTATAAATATGGCCCAACCTTTTCTATCGGAGAGTGCTGGTCTTATAACCTGTCCCCAAATAATAGGATCACATTGAGCATATTCGTCTAAGATACCGCCATCAAGATATATTCCCCTAAGAGAGTCAGGATTATCGGCACCCAATAACATAAAGCGGATATGGTCGCCACGATCAGGGCGTGGTATATCAATTCTAAGATCAGCCTCATTCGCTTTGGCCTGTGGTATATTTCGTGTAAAATCTTTTAGGTATTCCCATGCAACTCTCTTTGCTTGTCCATATGTTGGCGCAATATAAGCATACTGCGGATTCTTTAAATCACAATTTAGCGCACGTTCTATCATCTCCATAATGGAGAAAACTGTCTTACCAAAACGTCGGTGACATACTAATACATTAAAACGCTTTAGCTGTGCGTGGAGAACAGCCTGTAAAGCTCTTGGACGATAACCAAGATCAATTACTTCTGCTCCTTGTGGGAGATCATTAAGGGCTACAAACCCATCATCTACGTCCCACTGGCTACTTAGAAGTTTTACCAATTGTACACTCCTCTATACTGCATCTTTTACATTTATATGTCTTATAAGATTACACTTCATAATAACGCTTGTCTCCTGAGTCTTCTTATATACAAGCCTAAGTATCGTCCCCATTGGCAGTAGCGACAAGTATTGTTCAAAATGATGTGTACCATCAATAGCCGCAATGTCTGCGAACTCATTTAATATATTTCCTAGTGTGTCAACGATCTGAAACTTTATCTCGTCATCTACAGAAGAGTTTTTTATCTCGTATTGAACGCCTGTCATATACGACGAAACATTAGCAGATTTGTGCTGAATCTGCTCTATCGTCCAATCAAAAATATTGTCGCCAATTATGAGCTTGTCTGATGCGAACAGCTTTTTGAATTTTAGTTTATAGTGAGTTTCTTCTCTCATCTAATCCTCGTAGTAAGTGACCACATGTCCCTTGGTTTTTTTATTGTTTACAATAATTTCAAATGAAGTACTGAACTTCATAGGGAATCTAGGGTGATGGACAAAGCACTTTTCTTCTTCCATGTATCCGAAAGGTAGCTCAATATGTTTATCTCCCTTATATTTTATATCTGCAAAGACCGCACAATCAATATCATAAACCGTAGTTCCATCTATTTTCAAAACAACTTCCCCGTCTTTGGACTCCATGTCTAATATAAAGGATTCCAATGTCCCTGAACCCGTAAATGAGTAGACAGTGCTTCCTGCACTTGTATCTGACCTAGACCAAGCTGTTCTATACTTGGAGCCTGTATAGGTAGGGACTCCCTGCGGCCCAACAAGAACTACTCCTGATATTTCTGCATCAACAGCAAGCCTATTCTTACCTCCAGAGGGGGTCACATCTGCCTGATAAGCCTCATCTGGGCCTGTAATTTGTGTTGAGTTACTGGCTTGTGTTTCCCGATCTATATCATTTCCAGCCATTAGCTTTCAAGTCCATTTACAAAGCTGTAAAGTGC